CAATAACATGTTGATCTCAGGCTCTTTACAAGCCACTCGATCAATATCAGTTGCCTTCGGCACAGTGAAGAGCACGCTATGATCCATAATCTGCAATTCCTGATCTGATAATTTGCTATTCTTAGCAAACTGCAGCCAGTGTTTAACAGATGAATCAGAAACGTGTGCTTTACCAGTGTGTTTTAAAATGGAAGATACACCACTACGTGTAATACGTGTGGACGCACCATTTGTATGTCCGGATCCTAAAAATAGGATATCCGGATAACGCAATGGTCCGAGTACCTCCCTGATGAAACGCCTGCAGGTTCGTAAGAACTTGTCGGAGGAACACCAGGTAAACTGTCCATCGTTTAATAATAAACGTTGGTTAGTTTTTCCATTCTTCATCTCTGCAACCAGCCATTTCTTAATGGCTGCGGCTTCACGCTCAGACGAGGAAACGCCAAAAGGGTCACGATACTTAGATTTGTATTGTGTCTTTTGGTACTCCCCTTTAAAGCCATGGGAAGAGTCTAGACCAGCAATAAGCTGATCCAATTCTCTCTCAAAGCTTTGAGCTTGAGGCTCTGGTATGAAGTTTGCACTTCGTTTAGGAGAATCTTTCTTCCTTCGAAGTGCTCTCGTGTCACATTTCGTCGACATATCAACATCCTTTTGGATTGAAGCGTAAATACTACGCCTGGCCAGTTATTTGTGGAAGTAAAGTGACGATTTGATCGCCATTATACATCACAATAAGTTCCTCAAGTTTAGTCATTACTAGACCGAGGGCTGTAACTACAGCCAGCACGAAGGCTAATTTCTTTTTATCTTTGATAAAAAGAGGCAATAATGCTTTTATTTTACCTTTATTGGTAAGAATAAGATGCAGAATAGCCCGGACCCCACTGAATGAATGTGGGGACCGCATTAGTAAATGCCTTCGAGATCATAGAGCGTTGATGCAATAACAGCGTTATCGCATGCAAGAACGTCGGACATTAGTTCGACGATATTCTTGCGCTCTTGTTGAGACGACTTCTGGTCGAATGTGAACTCTACATTGCAATAAGCAGTGCGAGCTACAGACGGCACAGTGACACCGTTGATGGTCTCATTGACCACAACCGGCATACCCAGAGTTGCCCGAACCTTGTATTTAGATTCGGTTGCTCGGATGGAGATGGTGAGCGAATTGTCACCAATCGGAGTCCCGTCAGACTCTTTCCAACGCGCGACATCATTTTTGATGTTTAGCGGTGTGAAGGTGTGTGTGACGGGAGTTGTTTCAGCATCATCGATGCTGATTGAAGCGAGTTGAGCCATGCTCAGCTCCTTGGTTGTGACTAGGTGAACCTTTGGACAATAAGTCCTAGAAGGGTCAACAGTCGGTTAGCGTCCATCTTTGGCTGAATTACCAATGATGGTTCAGGCCAAGTGGTTAAATCCGTACGGACGAAACCAAAGGCCTTAACTTTGACTTCGGCATTACCACCGGACCACCCTTCGGGTGGTTCCATAGTGATAACGTCAATGTCAAGGTAGGAGTAAGTAGTTTCATAACCTGCAATAAAGTCTAACCCTAACGGGGCAGACATCTGTTGTAAGAATGAACCGACTGGAACAAACCAGTCAACTACAAACGACAAGGGAGTTAATTCCCATGCAATCGAAAATGGATTAATGAGTCCTAAAGCATTTGCTTTTGCTAAGAACTCGTTACCTACTTTGTAGGAAACTCCAACGGTTGCACCCTTATCAGCACGGTTAACTGAAACTTTATAAGTTCCAGGATCCGTGATGAATTCAGATGTCGTTGCTGATCGTGTAACCTTTGCAAAGGTTGGACGATTTAGCTGCTCCATTACCGCTCCATGCATGGTGTATATGTCCTCTATAAGTGGTTTCCAACCAAACTTATAGGCGAACCAAACGCCAGCAGCTGTTTTAGGTAGGGTTTTAATCCTATTTACACCTAAAATACGCGGTATTCTCGCGAATTGCCCTCGTCTTAAAGCACGAAATGCTTGAAGGACAGTAATGGATGATCCTAAGATCATTCCAAGACTTTCGGGCAACTCACCGAGAAAATTGCCTATGTTAACATCACTGTCAACCAAGGCAGTTAAGACTCTAGAACGAGCAGACTTAACTAACCAATCTGGAAAGTTAGGGCTGTTGGGATCGACATCGTCGAAGCCAAATTGATACTCAGGATAAAATCCAGTCGTACCAATTTTCGTCTCGCCGCTATAGATGAACCCAGGAGGGTACTTCCATTTGCGGTGAAGTGTTTGGGAATCTGACTCCCATGTCCAAGTATTCGGCTTAGCCACATACTTAAAGGCATGGTAGGGAGTAGCGTGGATATGATCTGAATAAATCAAATCACCACGTTCTCTGAGGTCGGTATAATATAAACCACCCTCAGCTCCTCCGTCAACATTAGCGATTAAATCGCCAAATGCATAACGTTTCACATTTCCAAGTTTAGAGTCTTG